GTTGAAAGCCGGCAGAAAGTAAGTCAGTTTCTAATTGAGTTAGATTCATTATTCACAAGTTAGCATAACTTAAGCAAAATCATTGGATGTAGTTGTCAAAGGTAATTGGGGTCTCCAAGTAGGCCCTGTCACCAGCTGCATCATGCATCTCAATTTTGTGTGGGTTCAAGATCAACCTATCAGACGTTATATGGAATGTGGGCAAGTGATCTCCGGTGTGCGCTGTGGTAGCCCCATGTTTGATTAGCACTCTGGTAACCAGCTGGTGAGCTTCCATCTCTTTCTCATCAAAGATTTGGTACAATCTATCCTGTAGTTTGTAAGCAAACTGGTAGTCTATGGCATAGCTGCGGCGCATATCTTCAAGCTTCTTGAGTTGAATAGCCAACTCCAAGGAGGTCTTCAGTTGGTAAGGGGATTTGACTATGCCGAAAGGGGTGAGTCGCCAGCCGCAGAAGTCAGGTTTGAGGGTCGCTTTGGGCTTGGCCACCAATGAAAACAGGTGTTGTGAGTACATCCAGCTTGATCTTTCAGGGCAAACATGGTCTCGTACAAGGTCGTCTCCGGCGTAGCAGGCATTGACGGCATCGTGAAGTTGGAACCTGAGGGCGTCGTAGGCGATGTTACACTCAGTGTTGGCGTCAAAGGTGGGCCCTTCACCGCTAAGCCGCATGATAGCTAAATTGCCTAGGAAAGTCTTGGCATTGAGCTTGATGAATCGGTAGAAATTGATTACCTCCTCCGGGACGCCAAAGTGTCGAGCTTTTCGGAGTTCAAAATTGAGGAATGCACCGTCCTGTGACTGGTCGTACTGCTCGTAATCGGAGGTATAAGAAGGCTGGCTGAAGTCAAACCTGGTTAGCACGAAATCATTAAACTGGTTTGGAGTTTTCTCACACATAATGAACACGTTGTCCGGTTGGTGTTGCTCCCTCTTCTTCCGTAAGTATAGGGCGTAAGTGGTTGTCAGCAACACTGTGCTTTGCTTGAAGGCTGATATTGTCTGACCTGGTTTGAATTTAAAGCCCACTTTCTCAAGTTTTTTAACCCATTGGGACTTGTTGAAAAGGGCTATGGCGTTGGCAGGGAAATCGGGGTCTTGTCTGGTTGCACCTTGTTGCAAGTTCGAGGTGGGTTTGCTGATATAAGTGCGCAGGGCCAGTTGTTTGCAGTGTTCCCAGAGGTCTCTATCGAAAGGTTGAGGGTCTGCCGGAACTTTCATGAAATCCGCGTAAGCCTCAAATAGGAGGTTCCCGGCGCTGAGGGTTCTAGCCATAGCTTTTTCATTTTCTTCAGGGCTAGCGAGTCGAATACGTTTGTCGATGGTGAGTCTGAATAGAGCCTCATCTTTGGCTTGCTGGTGGGGAAATAGCTGCACTATTTTGTTCTCAGTTTGCATCAAATTCGTCTTCTCGAATTTAGACCATAATTCCCGAGTGTCTTTGTCTTCCATAGCTTCCACTAGGTCGTCCAGGAATGTTTCATCGTTGGCCACTGGCAGGTGAGTTTTGATGTTGGGTTCTTTAGGCTCGTACTCAGTGGGTGGTTCATCACGACCTAACCATTCGTCTTCCCTCACACCACTAAGTAGGGTTTTGAGGTAAGGGGTGGCGTCCAGTTTGGCTAGGAAAGCTGGGTTCTCATTGAAAGTGTTGACAAAAGTGATGCTCTCAGACGCTCTTGAGAAAGCGGTGTAAAGAACTTCCTTTGAGCAGCCAGGAGTGTCCTTGTCTAACGCTATGACCACATGGGGCAGTGTGAGCCCTTG